CTCTGATTTGGATCCCAGTCACTTCATGACCTTTAATGATAACTCTTTTAGCAAATTCATACATATCTGAAGATATGTTTGATTTGGGAATTGAGATATCTACCTCCAATTCTTTCATAATTCGTTGGTATTCTTTTGCAACCTCATCATGATATATTACAATATCATCACCGAGAATTTGATAATACATATTTGTAAGATTAAGTTCTTTGTGAATGAATTGTAATATTACATGATGAGTTATTGTGAAAGTAGACCAAGAACTATATGCTCCCATTGGTTGACCGGCTTCATATGTTATGAACCTGTCTTCCCAAGGAACATAGAAGGGAAAGGTTGTAAGTATCATTCTCCATCGGGTTGAAATGTCTTCATTAAACATTTCTTAATTAGCTCTTCTTGAAGAGCAATTGGGAATCTGTCTGTGGCGGCACTCAAGTCGAATGAATAATACTTGTGTCCTGAAGGTTTTGATTTGATCCATGGATCTTGAGTAAAGGTTCTATCAGTTTCGATTCTTTTCAGAAAGTTAAAATGAATTTTATGAATTTGTTTTAACCATTGTTGAGACCAGAAATCAAAAATTGCGATAATTCGTGATTTTGCTTCTGGATCTTGAACAACTGATAATTTTCGGATTTGACCTCGTTTTAGAGTGTTAAGTTGTGTATCGAAGAAAGAAATCGTTTTGATTTTTAACTTCATATACTCTTGCCACTTTTGAACAACGGTATGATATTTCCAAACTCTATCTGGTGATAGTAGTCCTTCGTACTCTGTCATAACAGGTCCTAGGTTAGTTCCCTTGAGAATTATTTTTAATTCTCGGGGCATTTCCCAAAGATCTGTTAGGGCAGTTCGAGTGGCTGTTCCATTGGGTCCTGACTTAGTCGATAAAACAATTTCCTCTCTATCAAAATATAGTGGAATTTTATAATCCCATTTATATTTCTTTAGGAAGGTATCCATATAATCCGTTATAAGATTCATTTGTGTCTTATTTGGATTACTTGGAGTAATTATTGTTTTTAGATTGGGTTTTACCCAACCTGGGATAGCTCTTGATATTGACAATAATGTGAGAACAAATCGGATTTTCCGAACTTCTCTTGATTCAATATACTTATGTAAATAAGTTATTGATTTTGGGAGACAGTTGGATCGATTTATTCCTATTATCTGATTTACCTCTTTAAGAGGTTTATCACTTAAATAGGAAAAGACAATTAAACGAATCATTTTGATTTGTTTGATGGTCCAAATTGGCCCATTAGTAAGGTGCCAAGCATTTACTTGGTTTATCCAAGTAGCTGCTAGCTCAATACTATTAGGAAGATCTGAGAACCAGCTAGTTACGATCCAATATACAATTTTGTGTATTGTTTTGTAGTTAGTTGATAATTTCATATTGTTGTTTATATGTATTGAAGGATGACCGTTACCAGTCCTAT